GTAGTTAAACACTATGAAATGTGTGAAACCATTTTTAAAAATCTAAAAACGAATATTAACAATAAACCAACTAAATATGATGAATTCTTTAACAGTAGAGTATCAGTGGTATTCAACGCTCTCGAGCGAAGTGGATTACCAATACACGTATCTAGATTCGAACAACATTTTCATCCCGTTAATGGTAAACGAGTCTACAGTCAGTACAACTTAAAAACACTAACTACAAGACCATCAAATAAATACAAAGGAGTAAACTATGCAGCACTTAACAAAGAAAACGGATGTAGGAAATCTTTTATACCATCTAATGATATTCTTTATGAAATTGATATTTCTGCTTATCATCCTAGCTTGTCTTGTCGTCTCATTGATTATAATTTCCCCACTGTGGATATTCACGATCATCTTGCGAAATTATACAAGGTAAGTTATGCTAAATCAAAGGAACTAACATTCAAACAATTATACGGAGGTGTATTCCAACAATATGAACATCTGGAATACTTTAAAAAAATAAAAGAGTATATACATAATATGTGGCTTGATTTTTATCAAGGAGAGGATGTTGTATGTCCTATTTCAAATTATGTTTATCAAAGAGATTATTATAAGGAAATGAATCCGCAAAAATTATTTAATTATTTGTTACAAAACTTGGAGACGTCAATGAATGTTCGTATACTGTGGGATATATTTAGTATATTAAGAGGTAAAAAAACAAAATTAATATTATATACATATGATTCATTTTTATTTGATTTTAGCGAAGATGAGAAGGAAGTTATGGAAGACATCCAAGGTGTATTTAATAAATATAAATTAAACATAAAAATAAAACAAGGTTATGACTACGACTTTAGATAGGGAAATAAATACGTATAATGCGAATTATGATGTTGTAACAGACATCAAAACTATTGGAGATTTGAATAATAAACTATTCTGTACATTTACTGATATAGATAATCTGGACCCACTTTTAGAAAAAATTAAAAGTAAGTACACGATTATTTACAATAAACTATTTGTTTTAGAAATAGTAGGTAAAGATGAATATGTTATTACTTACAATGTAGACCAAGGTAACGTTCATACTATCCCAGAAAATACAATTTTAGTACATAGAAAGAAGGAATCTAATACCTTGTATACTATTAATGCTTTAAATGAATTAATTAAAAAGCTTAATGGGGGTGTAGTTGATTCTACTTATCAAGTAGATTGGCAACACTATAGAAATTGTATCCTTTTGACTCAACATAATGAGTTAAATCAATTAAACACAAAGATACATAAAATAATTGAACTATAGTTTGGCTCCCCAAATTTTAGTTCGTATATTGTAGTTACATTAAAAAAAGTTATAAAATTATGGATTTATCAATGCTTAAACAGAAGTTGGACACTCTCCAACAAAAACAACCCCAAGGCCAAAAACGAGATTATAGTTTGACGTTTTGGAGACCTACTGTAGGTAAACAACAGATTAGAATTGTGCCTAGTGCTTTTAATTCTAAAAACCCATTTACGGAACTTAAGTTCTATTATGGTATTACAAATAAAGTTATGCTTTCTCCCCTAAATTATGGTGAAAAAGATCCTATAGCTTTATTCGCTAGTAAACTTAGAGAAGAGTATAATAAAGAAAATTATGTTCTAGCTAAGAAGTTAGACCCTAAAACACGTATTTTCGTTCCTGTAATTGTTAGAGGTGAGGAAGATAAAGGTGTTAGATTATGGCAATTTGGAAAGTTAATTTATGAAGAATTACTTTCATTAGCTGTAGATGAAGAAATCGGTGATTATACTGATATTGTAGGTGGTAGAGATCTTACTATTGAAACAGTAGGACCTGAATCTACAGGTACACAGTATAATAAATCATCTGTTAGGGTAAGATTAAAGCAAACACCACTAAGTGATGATGCTGCTTTAGTAGAAAAATGGAAAACAGAACAACCAGATCCAAATGCTGAATTTAAGAAATTTACATTTGATGAAATGAAATCTGCATTAGAAAAATGGTTAGCGCCTGAAACTGATGAAGAAGGTAGTATCATATCAGAGCCAAATGATGATTTTGAAGATACTTCACAATCTGAAGGTTCTAAGTTTTCGTTAGATACTTCGAAAGCCAAACAAAATAAGACGGATCAATTTGATTCTCTATTTGATGATAAAAAAGATGATAAAGTTGATGATTTACCGTTTTAAACATGGCGAGAAAAAAGAAATCATTATCGGCGGCAGTCTCTAAAGAAATTCAAAGTCAATTTGACTTGAATGCCTTTAAAAATAAAAAGGGACTAGACAAGAATATCAAATTTAAGGATCAAGAATGGATTCCCCTTTCTCCTGCCTTTAGGGAAGTTACCTCTATACCTGGTATCCCTATGGGGCACATTGTTTTACTTAGAGGTCATTCGGACACAGGTAAAACAACAGCAATGATAGAAGCAGCAGTATCCGCCCAAAATAATGGGATACTGCCTGTTTTTATTATTACAGAGATGAAATGGAATTGGGAACATGCGGTTCAAATGGGATTGGATATTAACATAGAAAAAGATGAAAATGGAGAAATTGTCAATTATGATGGTAATTTCATTTATGTTGATAGAGAAACACTTAATTCTATTGAAGACGTTGCTGGGTTTATTTTAGATTTAATGGATGAACAAAAACGAGGTAACTTACCTTATGATTTACTGTTCCTATGGGATAGTATTGGTTCTGTACCTTGTGAAATGTCACTTAAATCAAATAAAAACAATAACGAATGGAATGCAGGTGCTATGTCAACTCAATTTGGAAATAATGTAAACCAAAAAATTACATTATCAAGAAAAGAATCATCACCTTATACTAATACATTAGTTTGTGTTAATAAAGTTTGGACATTAAAACCAGCATCACCTATGGGGCAACCTAAATTAATGAATAAAGGTGGTTATGCAATGTGGTTTGATTCAACATTTGTAGTTACATTTGGTAATGTTATGTCTGCAGGAACATCTAAAATTAAAGCAATTAAGGATGGTAAACAGGTAGAATTTGCTAAAAGAGCTAACATACAAATTGATAAAAATCACATTAATGGTGTTACTACTAGAGGAAAAATAGTAATGACTCCTCATGGTTTTATTAATGATAACCCAAATGAACTTAAAAAATACAAAGAAGATAATGCCAAAGATTGGGCTAAGATATTAGGAGGCATGAACTTTGATGTAGTTGAAGAAGGAGAAGAAGTTCAAGATATTTCTCACTTCGAGAAAGAACCAGAATAGTAATTATGAAGCATAAAGAATTATTTAAGCTATTGGACGAAGTCCAGGAGCAAAGGGAGGAACCAACTTTGAAAAAGCATGATAAAGTTCTTTTAATAGATGGATTAAATCTATTTTTTAGAAATTTTGCAATGTTAAATATGGTTAATCCTGATGGAGTTCACATTGGTGGGTTAGGTGGATTTCTTCGTAGTCTAGGTGCTTTAATTAACCAAACCCAACCAACATCTGTTTATGTAGTATTCGATGGAGCAGGTTCATCTGTTAATAGAAAGAATCTGCTCCCCGAGTACAAATCAGGTAGAGAATTACAACGAATTACTAATTGGGAAGTATTTGAAGATTTAGGTGATGAACATGATGCTAAAGTAGACCAAATAGTACGTCTAATTCAGTATTTAAAATTATTACCTATTAAAACCACCATAATAGATAAAGTAGAAGCTGATGATATTATAGCAGTGTTATCTAAAAAATTAGTTGAAAAGTATAATTCAACATGTTTTATTGTATCTAGTGATAAAGATTTTGTTCAGTTAGTTACTGATAAAATTATATTATATAGACCAATGGAAAAAGAATACTATAATTCAGAAACTGTATTAGAAAAATTTGGTGTATTATCTGAAAATTTTATTTTATATAAAACATTATTAGGTGATAACTCAGATAAAATACCAGGAGTAAAAGGATTAGGTGAAAAAGGTATATTTAAAAAATTTCCTGAATTAAAAACAGAAGTATTAACATTAGAAGACATTTTTGACATATCTGCTAGGAAATTCAAAGAACATGTTGTATATTCTAGGATAGTTCATGATAGAGTAAAGTTAGAAAATAGCTTTAAAATTATGGATTTAAGTAAACCTATGGTTGATGCAGAACAGATAGAATATTTAGATTATGTTATTGACCAAGAGTTTCCTGAATTGCAACCTAAATTATTTGTTCAAATTTATAATGAAGATAAATTAGGAGGAATGATTAGAAATTTAGAAATATGGTTAAACGATAAATTTTCACACTTTAAAGGTTATAAAAATTGACATTAAAATCACTAAATAATTACGGACCAGATTTTCAAATAAAGGCAATATCATCATTGTTAACTCATAAAGAGTTTTTAACTAATATACATGATATTATTAGTGATGAATTTTTTGAAAATAATGCTCATAAATGGGTAATTAAAGAGATACTTAAATATTATGATAAGTATCATACAACCCCTACCTTAGAAACATTAAAAATTGAATTACAAAAAGTAGATAATGATGTATTACAATTATCTATTAAAGAACAACTAAAGTTAGCCTATGTATCATCTGATGAAGATTTGAAATATGTGCAGGAGGAATTCACTAATTTTTGTAGAAACCAACAATTAAAAAAGGCATTAATGTCATCAGTTGATTTATTAAAAGCAGGAGATTTTGATGGTATTAGATACTTAGTTGATGGGGCTCTTAAAGCTGGTCAAGATAAAAACGTAGGACATGAATATAATAAAGATATCGAAGAACGTTATCGAGAAAACTCTCGTACGACTATACCTACTCCTTGGGAAAGGATTAACCAATTACTACAAGGTGGATTGGGAAATGGAGATTTTGGTCTTATTTTTGGTAATCCTGGAGGTGGTAAATCGTGGTCTCTTGTAGCATTAGGGGGATATGCTGTTAGATTGGGATATAACGTTCTTCACTATACTTTGGAATTAGGTGAAGATTATGTAGGAAAAAGATATGATGCTTTCTTTACCCAAATACCAGTTAATAAAACTGATGAATTAAAACCAAAGGCAGAAGAAATAGTTCCTCAATTGCCTGGTAGACTTATCATCAAAGAATTCCCAACAGGAAGGGCAACAGTATCAACTATTGAATCACATATTGCAAAAGTTGCAAATATGGGAATTAAGGCAGATTTGGTTCTTATTGATTATGTAGATCTTCTTTCATCAAGAAAGAAAAATCGTGAGCGTAAGGACGAAATTGATGATATTTATACAAGCACAAAAGGATTAGCTAGAGAATTAGATATACCTATTTGGTCAGTTTCCCAAGTTAATCGTGCGGGTGCAAAAGATGAGATTATTGAAGGTGATAAAGCAGCTGGTTCCTATGACAAGCTGATGATTACCGATTTTTCAATGTCTTTATCACGTAAAAAGGAAGATAAAGTAAAAGGTACAGGTAGATTTCATATTATGAAAAACAGATATGGCATGGATGGTCTTACATTTTCGGTTAAAGCCGATACTGCAACAGGTCATTTTGAAGTCCATAATTATAGCACTGATTTTGAAGAAGATGAACATATTGCCCCTCCTACTCAAACCAACAGATTTGATACAGATACAGATAGATTTGATAAAGCTTTACTTCGACAAAAATTAGAGGGTTTTAAAGAAAACTTACAATAACTTATTAAATATTAACTATGGCAAAAACATCTTTATTGCAGGAACGTGTCGTTTATAAACCATTTGAGTATCCAGTAGCTCATGATTATTGGATGAAACAACAACAAGCACATTGGTTACATACTGAAGTGCCAATGATGTCAGATGTAAATGATTGGAAACAAAATTTAAATGATACAGAAAAAAATATAATTGGTTCTATTTTAAAAGGATTTGCACAAACTGAAACTGTAGTAAATGATTATTGGTCTTCATTAGTAACTAAATGGTTTAGAAAACCAGAGGTTATTAAAATGGCTGTTACTTTTGGTGCATTTGAAACAATTCATGCAGAAGCTTATTCATTATTAAATGAAGAATTAGGATTAGATGATTTTAGTGAATTTTTAGAAGATGAAACTACAATGGCTAAAATAGAAGCATTAACTGAAGTAAGAGATTCTCATGATGGTACTCCTAATTGGCATGAAAGAGCTAAATCATTAGCAATATTTTCTGCATTTACAGAAGGAGTTAATTTATTTTCATCATTTGCCGTTTTATTATCTTTTAAATTAGATAATAAACTTAAAGGAGTAGGACAAATAGTAGAATGGAGTATTAGAGATGAATCCTTACATTCAGATGCTGGTTGTTGGTTATTTAGAACATTATTAAAAGAACATCCAGAATATGATACTCCTGAATTAAGAGCTGATATTGAAGAAGCAGCTAGATTATCTTTAAAATTAGAATTAGATTTTATTGATAAAGTATATGAAATGGGTGATTTAAAAGGATGCCCAAAATATGATTTAATATCTTTTATTAAACATAGAGTGAATACAAAAATGAGTGATCTAGGATATGGAGCAATAGTTAATGGTATAGATCAAGAAGCAGTACAAAGAATGAGTTGGTTTGATAACTTATCAGGTGGAAAACAACATACAGATTTCTTTGCAAATAGAGTAACTAATTATAGTAAAGGTGTTCAAAATTGGGATGCCGCATCAATATTTTAATATGGATAATAATTTAATAGCAGATTATAGTAATTGGGTAGCTGGAAAAGAATACCCTGAATGGATGGATGAAATATCTTTAGCAACAATATCAAAAGGTTATTTACTTCCTGGTGAAACTGTAAAAGCTGCATATAGAAGAGTAGCAAATGCCGCAGCTAATAGATTAAAAAAACCTGAATTAGCTAGTAAATTTTATAAATATATTTGGAATGGTTGGATAGGATTAGCATCACCCGTTATATCAAATATGGGTACTGATAGAGGTTTACCTATTAGTTGTTTTGGTGTAGATACACCCGATTCTATACGTGGAATTGGTTTAACTAACGCAGAACTAATGAAACTAACCGCCTCTGGTGGAGGTGTAGGTATTAGCGTATCTCGTATAAGAAAACGTGGAGAAGGAATTACTGGAAATGGTAAAAGTGAAGGTGTAGTTCCATGGTGTAAAATTTATGATTCATCTATTATTGCTACTAATCAGGGTAATGTTCGTAGAGGAGCAGCATCTGTTAATTTAGATATTGAACATGGTGATATTGATGAATTTTTAGAAATTCGTAGACCTAAAGGTGATCCTAATAGACAATGTTTAAATCTACATCAATGTGTTGTTGTAGGTGATTCATTTATGAGAAAATTAGAAGCTAGAGACCCAGAATCAATGCAAAGATGGGCTAAAGTTTTAAAATCAAGAATGGAAACAGGAGAACCTTATATAATGTATAAGGATAATGTTAATAAAAATAACCCTATTGCTTATAGAATGAATAATTTAGATGTTACTATGACTAATATTTGTTCTGAAATTACATTATTTACAGATGAAGAACATTCCTTTATATGTTGTTTATCTTCTTTAAATTTAGCTAAATGGGAAGAGTTTAAAGATACAGATTGTATTCAAACCGCAATTTGGTTTTTAGATGGAGTAATGCAAGAATTTATTGATAAATCTAATGGTAAAGAATCATTAAAAAGAACACATAAACATGCTTCTAAAGGTAGAGCATTAGGTTTAGGTGTAATGGGTTGGCATACATTTTTACAACAGAAAAATTTACCATTTAATTCAGTAGCATCTACAGTTCATACAAGAAATATATTTAATAAAATTAGAATGGAAGCAGAATCAGCATCTATGGATTTAGCAGCTGAATATGGAGAACCTTTATGGTGTAGAGGTACTGGTATGAGAAATACACACTTATTAGCAGTAGCTCCTACAGTATCAAATTCTGTTATTTGTGGTGGTATTAGTGCTGGTATTGAACCTTTACCTGCTAATGTTTATACATTTAATGGTGCTAAAGGAACATTTATAAGAAAAAATAAATCACTAGAAGCTTTACTTGAATCTAAAGGAGAAAATAAAGAAAAATGGTGGAAACAAATGTTACAAGAAGGAGGATCTGTATTAGGACTTCCAGATAATATTTTATCTTCAGAAGAAAAAGATGTATTTTTAACATTTTCAGAAACTAACCAACTTGAATTAGTCAAACAAGCAGCTGAAAGACAAAAATATATTGACCAAACTCAATCATTAAATTTATCATTTGATCCTAATGATTCACCTAAGTGGATTAATCAAGTGCATATGGAAGGTTGGAAGTTAGGTGTCAAAACATTCTATTATTTACGAACTGATTCAGTAATCAAAGGAGACTTAGGAAGTAGGCAAGCTGATTGCATTTCCTGTGACGGATAGACGAATCTAAAAATATCTTCACATATTTATCGCCAAACATAAATAGATACACCAATGAGGATATTAGTATTAATGGTTGCACTGTTCCTCGCGTTTCCTACTTATTCTCAAGACAAGGAAGAACAGAGAGAAAATAGATTAGAGTTAGTTGAAAAAAAGAAAAAAGACAAAAAACCGTTTTTTAAAACGTTTTATAATAACTTTTTTAAATACGCTACCATATATGGAGCAGGTGACTATAGAGCACCATACGAATCAGCAGATAAAAAATATTTAATTAGACAACCAGAAGGTGCAGGATTATATGATGTACCTATTGTTGAAGATGTTACTGAATACTTCCCATCAGATTATAGAATTGGGTTTGGTATTAGAAAATTAGGTAGATTTGGATACGAAAGAAAACCAGGTAATTTTTGGACTGGAGATCAAAATTTAGAAAGACAAAATGCTCTTATTGCTCCTACTTCAGCGGTAACAGGTTGGGAATATTTATTCCATTATGAAAAAGAGAGACGTAGAGGTGAAGAGTGGGAAAATCAAAGATATTTTTTAAGACATACTGGTAAATATCATATTGTTAAATTAGAATCTAGATACCAAGGTGCTTATGACTTTAATTATAATGCCGCAGATGTTAGAGCAAGATTACCAATTGGAAAGAAATTTAGTATTTCCGCTGGTGCAGCTTTTAGAACACATGAAAGAGTTTATGGTGTTAATCCTTATGAAATTTGGGTTAGTGCTTTAGATGGAGATGGTAATCAACAAAATTATTGGTATGAATTAGCTTATGAATATGGTTATACAGATGCTTATTATCAAACACAAGTTTATAACCCAGTAACTGGTGAACAACAAAATGTAGCAGGTTATTTTTGGTACAACCCAGAAGGACAAGTTATAGCTTCTTCAGACCCTCAATTTAGAGATGGTCCTTACAAAAGATTAATTTCAATATATAATAACGAAGTATTAGGAGAAACTGGTACATTTGGATTAGTTAGTCCAGTTGTTGGTTTTGATTGGTATCATTATAAATCAAATTTCTGGGCACACATTTATGGTTCAGCATTTTTACCTTATCACAAGTATGTAATGGGTGATAAAGATGATTATGGCAGAGTTCCATTATCCTATTTATTTAGAAATAGCTGGGATCAATATGGTTTAGCTGATGCAGCAGAAGGAGAACAATGGTGGGATTATCAAGCTGGAGCAAATATAGGATGGAAATTAAGTAAGTCAATTGGTTTATTTGCAGAAGGTGAATATACAAGAATGTGGGATTCAGAATTTTTTATTACAACGTTTGGTATAAATTATACTTTTAGGTAAAATGAAAAAATTATTATTATTAATAACTTTATTTCTATTCTTAGGATGCGAAAAAGAAGAAGTTGTTTTAGAACAAGTTTTTGAAATATCTTTAGATGGTGAATCTTTTAATCCATATGAAAGATATGCTAAAGTTGAAACTTTTGGTGGTAAAAAATATGTACAATACAATAATGGTAGTACTTTAAAGAAAATTTTTATTCTTTATCTTCAAATAGATGATGGAGAACCAAGATTAGACAAACAACATTTTTCATTATATTGTTTAGACTCAGATGCAAATGATGATGAATTATTATTAGATGTAGGCACTTATACTTGGGAAAGCCCAGATAACAAATATGCTGGAGTAGAAATACCAGGTGATCAAGAATACGTTGTTTGGAATGAAGTAATTGTATCAAATGTACGTAATGCATTAATTGATTTAACTGCTGAAGGAGAGTTTTTCAATCCTTATATTCAAAGAACAATGCAAGTAAATATGAAATTAGAAAACTTTCCAATTGGTGAAGATATTAATGCTACCCCATATGGATACTTATTAGATTAAACAATGGCAAAACAAATAGGTGAAGATACTAAAGTCACATTAGACTTAAAAACAATTGGAATGATAGTAACTTTTATAGTTATGTTAGCAGGAATGTGGTTTACATTACAAGCTGACATAGCTGAAGCAAAGGAACTTCCTCTTCCGGAAATAGATAGGATCGAATATGATTTAAAAGACGAATTAATTCGACAAACAATAATGGATACACAGGATGACGTCGATAAGATTTTAGAAGAAATCGAAAAAATTGATGAGCGTCTTTATGAGATCCAAAAAAATAGATAAATATGAGGAAACTAATCCTTATTTTACTTTTTTTAACTCCTTTTACAGCTTTAGGTCAAGAATGGGCTAATGATGATCAGTTAGATGAAATAGTAAATAATAAAAGCGCCTTTGGAGATGACGAATCTTCAATAATTATTATAGAATTTTGGGCAAAATTCAACGAAGCAAATGCATTTTCGGATTGGGACAAATTGTCAGATGTTCAATATATTCGTGTAGATATTGCACAAGCTCCAAAATTTAAAAAAGAATGGAGAATAAGAATGGCTCCTACTATTATCATCTGGAGAGATGGAATAGAAAAACAATATAAAGCAGGATTAGACCTAGAATGTCCTGTAGACTTACCAGAACTTCAAGAAGGTATTGAAGAAGTTAAAGAAGCCAGCGCTTTTTAATATGTATAATAAAAAGGTTCCACATTAGTTTTATTAACTTTTAAATAGAATTATTATGGCATTTGTAAATTTGTTCAAAGATAATAACGACATAAACGAAAAATCAGTAGTAGGATTTGCTTCCTTTGCTGTTATGGTAATATTTGCTGCGGTAGATATTATTACTGGATTTTACGGGAAAGAACTCGTAATTCAAGATTACATTTATAATTCATTTGTAATTATTACCCTCGGCTCATTCGGAATAGCTGAAGTAGGTAAAATCTTCGGAAATAAAAACAAAAACGAAGAAATTAACTAGTTGCTAGTTATCGTATTGTTTAACTAAAACCCCAATTTTATGGAAATTCTAAACAAGATCGGCTCTTGGGCTGATAAGCTGACTCAAATAGGAGTAAGCCTAGTAGCTTTAGGTGTGGTACTAGAAGTACTATTTTCTGGAGCAGGAATCCCTTTTTGGCCAAATATCTCAGTAGTAGATAATATTATGGCTATATTAGGAGGATTAAACGCAGAAGGACTACTTGGATTAGTAGGTGCTTTTGTACTATACCACATTCTTAAAAAGTAAGGAGGTAATTAATATTTATTCCCGTCCCGTAAGGTGCGGGAATATTTATTTTTAAACAATGGAAGAAAACAACTTATCAGAAAAATCAAAAGTACAATTAGACATAAAAGCTCTAATTGGAATGGTTATTGGAATTGTATCTATTGCAGGTGTTTGGTTTACTTTGCAAGGCGAAATAGCTCAATTACAACTTGAT